GTTTCGAAGTTACTGATACTGAAAAGGAGTATGTGAAGGAATATATTCTTAAGCCAATGAGTATCATGACAGTAACACCTGAAATTGTTGATGTTGATTATAATTATTTAAAAGTTGAAGCTGATGTATTTTATGACCCAACAAAAACAACACAATCGGAAAGTGATTTAAAAACAAATATTAAAACACTAATACAATCTTTTGCCGATACAAATTTAAATAAATTTAATGCCTATTTCAGATATTCTAATCTAGAAGGTCAAGTTGATAATTATAGTCGTGCTATTGTATCGAATGAAATTGAATTATTTGTAGCTAAAAAGTTTAGACCTGATTTAATCAATTCTGATTCATATGTTTTAGATTTTGGTATGCAATTAAGAAAAGGTACAACTGCTGATAATTTCTATTCTTCTCCAACATTTAATATGGTAGATGAAGAAGGTATTACCCGTGAATGTTTCTTTGAAGAAATTCCATCATCTTATAGTGGTCTAGAATCCATTACAGTAACAAATCCAGGATATGGTTACACTTCATCACCAACAGTAACAATTGTTGGTGATGGCCAAGGTGCGACAGCTTATGCAAACATAGTTAATGGAAAATTATCAAGTATTACCGTTACAAATCCAGGTATTGGATACACATCAGCTGCAATACAAGTTACAGGTGGTGGAGGATTGTTAGGTGCCGCTTCTGCTGTATTGGAAGGTAGATATGGACAGTTAAGAATTTCTTATTATAAATTGGATGAAACTTCAAGCACAAATACTAAAGTTGTTATTAATCAAAACAGAAATGGTGGTGTTGCTGGAGTAATTGATTATGTTTTGGGTAGAATCACACTAACATCATTCAACCCCACAGATGTTAATAATGATTTCAAAGATATTATGATGCATATGAAACCTGCGGTCAATATTATTCAATCTAAATTAAACAAAATGTTAGTTTTAGATGCTGAAGATCCAACAAGTATTGCTGTTAAGATGAATAAAACTTCATGAGTAATTTTTTAATATCTCCATTAGTTGAACAACAACTACCCGAATTCGTTCGTGGTGAATATTCCACATTTGTAACTTTTCTAGAAAAGTATTACGAATGGATGGAACAATCAGGAAATGTAGTTAAGGCTGCAGATGAAATTAAAAATGCTCAAGATGTTGATTTAACTACCAATTATTATATTGAAGAAATACAAAAGGAATTTTTACCTTATTTTCCTCAATCTATAACTTTAGATAAACGAAAGTTTTTAAAGTTAATAAATCAATTCTACACTTCAAAGGGAACTCCAAACTCAGTTAAGTTTCTTTTCCGTGCTTTATACAATGAAGAAATTGATATCTATTATCCAAAAGATGATATACTAATTGCTTCTGATGGTAAATGGGTTTTGCCTTTAGCTTTACGATTAGATACCGATGATAATAATATTTTTAATATAACAAAATGTTTATTGACCGGACAGTTATCTAAAGCTGCTGCACTTGTTGAAAAAGTTACTCGTTCCATTGATAGACAATTGGGTGTTAGTTATGTTGAAGTTTATATTTCCAATGTTCAAAAATTATTTCAAACAGGTGAAACTGTTTTTGCAACATATAATGATGGTATAAATGATGTTACTGTAACAGCTCGTCTAATTGGCGCTCTTTCTGAAATTAAAATTGACCCGCAAAATAGAGGACTATTTTATAATCCTTATGATACGACAACAGGATATGCAGGTGACCCGGTAACAATTGTTGGTGGTTTAAATCCTGTGGCTAATACGCCAATTGGTGCGGTTGCTTATGTTGGTGAAACAACTTCAGGTGGTATCACTGATGTTATTGTTTCTAATGGTGGATTTGGATTCCGTGACCCAGCAACCGACCCAAATACATCAATCATAGATTTTACTGGGGGTTTTGAAACTGCATCTTTTGGTACAGAATCTAAAGCTAAAATAAGTTTATTGGATGAAACAACATACAGAACAATGAATGTTTTAACAACATCTATTGAAACATTATTAACTGCTCCCATTTCAAATGTTGAGAATAATGCTATTAGTTCAATTTCAACATTTTCATCATTTAATGTATACCCAATTTCATTCGTAACAGTAGACGGTTCAGGTGGTGGATATAGAGCAAAACCATCCGTTGATGTTTATAGTTTTTATCGTGAAGATGAATCGGATGTATTGATATGTTCTCCTGTTAATATTGTTAAAGGTACATCACAAATTACCGATTTAACACAAGATTTAACACTATCATTTGATGTAGGTGATGTTGTTAGATTATTCTTAACAAATCGATATGAAGAATTAAAAGAAATTACAGCTGTAACAACAAATACAATATCATTCGCTGATCCTTTTCCTAATGATATTAATTCAATTTCTGTTTATAAAGTCTTGCGTTCAGATTTAAGAAAATTAGGATCATTAGGCAGAATAGAAATTACCAATGGTGGTACTAATTATGGTGTAGGTGAATATTTGATATTCACTGGCGGTACTGGTTATGGTGCTAACGCTAGAGTTAAAGAGGTTCATGCAAGTAACAACGGAATTAAATCGGTAGAATTTTTGCAAACATCTGGTTATGTTATTGGTGGTGAAGGATACACAAAAACAACTTTACCTACAATTACAATCAATACAGCATCTGGAGCTAATGCCACACTTCAAGTTTTGGAAATTAATGGTGATGGTGAAACTTTAAATTTAACTACATCTAGAATTGGTGCAATTTCAAAATTGCGTGTTATTAGTTACGGATACGATTATACTTCAGCTCCATCGATTTCATTAAGAAATGCTGATATGGTAGTTTCGAATGTTACATCTGGTCAATTATTTGTTTCAAATACTAAAGTTTATCAAGGAACATCAAATACAAATACCACATTTACAGCAATGGTGGATAAATTTACACCATCAACTGGTGAATTGAGAATATTTGATTATAAAGGAAGTTTAAATACTACAAAACTTTTGGTATCGGATGATGGATTGGTTTCAGCCAATGCTGTGAGTATATCTTATTATGGTGATGGCCAAGCAAAAGCTACGGCAGGATTTGAAAATGGTTTGATTAGATTACCTGGATTATACATCAATACGGATGGCCATGTAAGTTCTGATAAAAAGATGCAAGACGGTGACAAATATCACAACTTCTCGTATGTTATTAATACCAAAAAAGATTACAATCAATTTAAGAATTCTTTAAATAATATTGTACATCCAATAGGAACCAAAACTTTTATTAATAGAATAGATGAAAATTCTGAAACTGTATCTAAATCTATGTCAGATACAGGTATTATACAATTAACTAATGATGTCACCTTTAATATTTCCAATGGTGGAAATAATATGGTTTCAACTAACGTATCAGCTAACATAGCTTCCACTATTAATGTTGGTGATATTGTTATATTAACTAGTGTTTCTAAACGCATATCGGGAACAGCTAACTCCACATCAGGAAGTAACAATATTACTGGTGTTTCGAGCAACTTCATTAATGATATTATTGAAGGAGATATTATTGTATTATCGACCGGTAATACAGAAACAGTATCCAATGTTATCAGTGCAACAAGTTTAGAAACTCAAAATACCATCAATATTACCACTACTGGTATTACTATTAACTTATTATTTAACGATACTAAGACTGTAACATTTGTAAACGCAAATACTGTCTTGGTTGACACTGCATTTACAACAAATTCTTCATTTGTAACAACTTTAGTCCAAAAGTTTGAATAAATACTATTATGTCATCAATACTAACTAAAAATTTCAAAATTGCATTAGCAAAACAAGTTCAAAATTTAACTGATGTTAATGCCAATTCTTATCTTCCTACCGATAAGAAATCTTATATGTATGCCGTTTTGGGTCGCCAGTTGCCTTGGAATACAGGAACCGAAATTGTTCCTACACCAGGAACCACAGATAAAAATTTGAACGATTTACATAAAACTGGTATTTTTGCCAAACAGATTTCTTATGAAAATTCATCTTTAGTAGTTGAAAGAAATGATTGGACTTCAAATACAGTTTATAATACTTATGAATCAACATCTAATTTTTATGTTGTAAATTCAAAAGACCAAGTATTTAAATGCCTTTCAAATGTTTCTGTTGGAACAGCTTCAACATATGAACCAGAATTAACTCTTTCAGCAACATCACTTGAAGAACCATATTTAATGGCAGCTGATGGTTATAAATGGAAATACATGTACACTATTTCTTCTGTACAAAAACAAAAATTTATGGATGAAAACTGGATGCCAGTTGCCTCTAATAAGTTTGTGAGAGCTTCAGCTGTACCTAGTTCTATTGATATTGTCACATTAACAAATTCTGGCAACAATTATATTGATGGTTCAACTCAAGGAATTATTACGGTAACCGGTGATGGAACTGGTGCAATATTAAAAGCTAACGTGTCTGGTGGACAGATACAAGATATCGTTATACAGGATAGAGGACAGGATTATACAACCGCAACAATAACATTTAATGATGTTGCTGGTGGTATAGGAAGTGGTGCTTCAGCTACAATTAGTATTGCACCACATGACGGACATGGTTATGATCCTGTTTATGAATTAGGTGCATCAACAGCAATGTTTAGTGTTGAATTTGACGGTGATGAATCTGATAACTATCCTGTGGATAATGAATTTAGACAGATATTTGTACTTTCAAATCCATATACATATGGAACAGAAACATTAGCGACTGCTAAATCTTACACATTATATACAAAAATTAAAACATCACCAGGTTTAGGGGATTTCAGTACTGATGAGATTGTTTATCAGGGAACTACATTTGCTGATGCAACATTTACCGCTGAAGTAATTTCTTTCGATGAAATACAAAATTATGTTTATGTTAATAATATTACAGGAACATTAAATACAAACCAAGCTTTAAAAGGTTTAACGAGTGGTTCTATACGTGTTGCAACCGCTTCGGTAAATCCAACTTTACATCCATACTCCGGAAAAGTATTATACATATCCGATAAATTACCTGTTAATAGAGATGTAGACCAAACAGATAGAATTAAATTTATATTAAGTTTCTAAGAGGCCACGAGGAATAAATGACCACTCTTTTCAATTACGACCCATATTTTGATGATTTTGATGAAGATAAAAACTTCATGCGAGTATTATTTCGTCCTGGATATTCAGTTCAGGCTCGTGAGTTAACTCAACTTCAAACTATTTTACAAAATCAAATTGAAAAATTTGGTAATCACATTTTTAAGAGTGGTAGTCCAATAGTTGGTGGTAAAATATCTTTAGATGATAAAGCAAACTATATTATTCTTGATAGTCAATATGATAATCAAGATATTGTTCCATCAAACTTTTTAGATAAAACAATTATTTCGTATAATTCAACAAAATCAATTCGTGCAAAAGTAATTGGTATAGATACAACTTCATCAAATCCAATTTTGATTGTTAAGTATTTGTCTGGTGATGTATTTGCTGAATCTGATGAGCTCAAAATCTCCGGTCAAAATATTTTTGCTCAACTTCGTTCAACTTCAGCCGTTGGTCGTTCTTATGTAGCTTCTGTCCAAGAAGGTGTTTATTACTTTAAAGGACAATTTGTTAAAATTACTCCACAATTTTTGGTTCTTGAACTGTTCCACAGAATTGGATATAATTCAACAACAATTAATTCACAACCTTCATATAAAGTTGGTATCGAATTTGATGATACTATTATTGATGAAATTGATGATACTTCATTGTTGGATCCAGCTCAAGGTGCATTTAACTATCAAGCTCCTGGTGCAAACAGATACCAAATTCAAACAACATTATCAAAACGAACATTGGATTCTGCTGACGAATCTTCATTCTTTGAAGTTATTCGTTTGGTTGATGGTGTTAAAACAAAAGAAATTGATTACCCAATTTATTCCGAAATTGAAAAAACTCTTGCTCGTAGAACATATGATGAATCAGGTAACTACACAGTTGACCCATTTGTTCTTTCATTGGAAGAAGGTGATTCAGCAAACGGTAAATTTAATGCTATTTTGGATACAGGCAAAGCTTATGTTGGTGGATATGAATTCCAAACAATAGCTCCAACCACAATCGAAGTAGATAGAGCTCGTGAAACTGCAAATGTTTCAGACTATGATATTTCTACAAATTTTACAAGTTATGTTGTTTTGGATACAGTTCGTGGTTCTTTAGATATTAGTGCTTTTCCACAATTAGACATACATGCTGTTTCTATTGCAAGTGTTAACGTATCAACAACTGCGGCTTATAATTCAACAAAAATTGGTACATTACGTGCCAGTATGATGACTTATAATGATGCAACTACAACTGACGTTGGAACAACACATTCATTCAAAGTTGGTGTTTTTGATGTTAATAATACTCCTATTACAGGAACATTACCATCTAGTGGTTCAACATCTACTGTTATTAAATTACCTACATCTTGGTCATCAACAGCACCAGCAAACACATATGCAAATATGTATTTCCGTATTACTGATACTGGTGGTTCTAGTATTGCTCCAATTTTAATTACACAGTCTAGTACTACAGCAAATACAATTACTTTGGCTTCTGCTCTACCATTCACACCAGCATCAAATACTTTCTCTATCGACCCCGATTTCAAAACTGCTGAATCTGTTGTTAATATAAGTGGATTATCAATATTGTTTGGTGGTAATGTTAATACCGATTCAAAAGAAACTGCAACAGGTTATGCATTTATTACTGAACCAAATCGTTCTAGTTTAATTTTTGATTTACCTTTTGATGCAATTAAAGCTGGTACTATTTCCAATTTAGATTTGTATGCTCGTAAAGTATACTCCAATAAACTTTCTGGTGGTGACGGTATTATTACCATAACTACTGAGGGTGCAGATACTTTTTCATTTGGAACAACAGGTTCAACTTTATCCGATTCTGATATTTTAAATCATATTGTTTGTTTTATTCGTTCTGATTCCGCATCAAATTCAACATCAGGTATTACACCTAATACTATTTGTTCTTTAGCTAATAATTTATTTACCGTAACAAAAGTTAACTCAACAACACTTGATATTGATTTTAATACAACAGCTGTTCGTGCAGATTTTATTATTACATCCAAAATAAACAATGCCGATAATTCTTCTACTGGTGCTTTGAGAGGTAAACAATTAATACCTTTAACCAGTGGTGCAGATTTACATGCAAAAGTTCCATTTGAATTGGGTGGTGCAAATACATTAGAGGCTGCAAACTCATCTACAAAAACATCATTTACTGGTGGTGTTGTCTATGAAGATATTGGTGCCACATTCTTTGATAGTGGAACAGCATTAACAAATTTAAAAACACCAGGTGTTGCAGTAAGTTTACAAGTTCCTGATGTTTATGAGATTGTTAGTATTACGGATTCACTATCAACAAGTTCTAATGTTACAACTGCTATGTTAACAGATAGTACATATGATGTTA